TCATCTTGTTGGGATTCTTCTTGTCTGCGTTGAACTTCTCGTTTACCACGATTGTTTATCTTTTTAAGTCTATCGTACCCTATTTCTTTTGCTATGATAGCAGGTATGTAAACTTCGTTACGAGATACAAGTAATTTAACTTTGTCTGCTATATTTATTTTAGGATTTCCAAAGCGTACGTCAACCCCTTTTTCTTGTAAATTTGTAATAGCTGTGTTTATCATGCGTTGAATGTCTTGTTTTCCTGCTTCTTCTGCAGCAGGTGCATTGATTATAAAGTCACCATTTCGTGCATCCATAGGTTTGTCGTCAGCTATCTCTTGTTGTTTTGTAGCGTTAGGATCAGGTGCTATGAATCCGGGTTCTTTTACAGTTACCTGATTACTGGCAACATCACCCTCTCGCATGCCGATACGACCCCCCATTGCAGTGGCGTAGCCACCATCACCACCTACATCTCCCATAGAAGAGGAAGTATCACCACTACCACCATTATTATTATTATCACCTCCAGAATAATCAATAGGATCTGGCTGTGTCTGTGCAAATGTTTCTACATCTACTGGTGCTGTGTCTTTTGTTTCACCATAATCTTCTGTTATTCCTCTATCTGTAGTTATATCTGAATCGTCACCAGTTTGCTGTTGTTGTTTCCTGTTTCTAGCGTCAGTCAACATTTGTGTAAGATTTTTACCCTTAATATCTCTGCCAATAAATGATCGTCTATCTCTTACATCTGAAAGTATATTCCTTGTTTCGTCAGGAGTTAACCCCCACTCTTTAGCTAACTGTTCAACATCTTGCATCCTACCCATAGCTGCAGAGCCACTAACTGTATGATGATAACCAAACTCATCATAGCCTGATAAACTTTTTTTACCACTTCCAGTGCCTACTAATGATTCAGAGTTACTAGGGTTTGTCGGATCAAATCCTATAGGTCTGTAACCCCTTTTCAATGCTTCTATTCGTCTTGCAGTTTCTTGATCTATGCCTATCATACCTGCACCATTGTATATTCTACTACCTTCCGTTCTATATATGGCACTACCTGCATTTCTAGAGTTTACACTAAATCCATAATCTTTAGTTCTCATGTAAGTGTTTAAATCTTGAGTAGGTGTAGCAGTAAATTCGCCTGAACCCATTACAAAATTACTTTTTAATTCTGTGTATTTAGCCTTGTTTTGATTATAACTACTTAACCTCATAGACTCACTTATATCTTGAATCACACCCGGAATACCACTTGGTTTAAATTCATCAACGCCAAATATATTTTTTTCAGTTTTTCCTGCCACCATTGATGCAGCCATATCTATTGGTAGTCCTGTCATTCCAAATACAGAAGCTATACCCTTAACTCCAGTGTATTTTTGTAATTGATTTTGGCTTGGCATACTAATACCTATGCCGAAGTTTTTTTGTAAATTATCATTTACTTTTTTATTAGAATTTTGAATTGCTTTATTTACTTTACCTAAATCAGATTTATCATCACGCCCTATGTTACTTAAATGTTCTTGATAGTTTGAAGAAAAAGTTGTGTTAACAACATCATCTATGTCGTATTGAAAATCAAGAACATCTGCAGTAACACTTTGTCCACCATCTGACGATTGATCAGGTATGATACTTGGTGCAACATAAGTGTCATCTTTGTCATCATCTTTGTCGTCATCATCATCAACATCTATACCTGTCGCACCTAATGTCTGGCTATAAAAATCAACCAATCTGTTTTGATATTCATCAGGTGTAAGAATAGTTTTTGTATCTTGATTTTCTGCTTCTTCAGCCATTCTTCGTAATCCTCTCGTGATTATTCTTCAGGTCTAGGAGCATTTCCAGTAAAGCCAGTTTCCCCTGCAGTTGGCGTAGCTCCGACTCCGATTGTGCCGTTACCAGACCCTTGACTGTCAGTTCCTTCAGGTTGTTGAGATACTCCACTAGGTTGTTCCATTCCTTGCTGTTGACCACTGGCGACAGCATTTTCGCCTGCTCCTTGTTGTACATTAGCCATCATTCCTTTTAACATTTCAGCGTATAGTTGTGCTTCGTTTTGATCATTGACTAATGTGTCAGGATCAATGTCCTGTGCGATTGCAAGTTCTCTTATCAAGTTTGGTATCTTTATAAAAGGTGCAAGCATAGGGTTAGATACAGTTTGAAGCAGTGCAGTCAGTCTTTGTGTACGCACTTCTTTTTGCATAACTGCTGCAACTCCACGAGGTTTTATTTCTAGATCCCCTTTGATCTCCCCTAAATTATCATTAAACTGCATGTTCCATTGAAACAAAGATTCGCCCAATGGCTTGAGTAAATGATCGTCTATATTCTTGATAACTGTTTTCATAGCCAATCCTGCTGATCCCATCAACATAGATAGTCCTGCAGCAGTTCTACCAGTTCCAGTCACACCTGTTTGTCCGTGTAGTATGGATGGTATACCTGTATCTTCATCGGCAAGTTGTCGTGATATCTGATACATCTGTATATTCTCTGGTGCAGTGTTTGGAAACTTTAGTCCGTTGATTGCTGTTCCAGTTACACCAGACTGTCGTCTAAATATCTTACCGGGGAATATATCCATGTTTTGACCGGGTACTAAGCTTGCTTCGTCTACATCAAATACAAGATTACCTGCAAGTGCTAAGTTATCAATAGCCATACGGTAGTGTCCATTCATCAACTTCTGTGAGTATTCCATGTTTTCTGCAACACCGACACCCCATATTTGATATGGGTCTATCTCAAATGGAAATGCTTGGAACGGTAATCGTGCAGGTGTAAATGGATTAGCAACACACCTAATGACCATACCACCACATACCCAAACGTTGACTTGTAGTTGATCAAACTCTGACATCTCGTTGGCATTTTCCATACCAACTTCACTTGCATATTTCTTATCGATTACACCCCAATACTCAAGAACTTCATATCTGTTTTCTTGATAGTACGGTTCAGTGTCATCTTCACGGATAGTATCTTCGTAGTATTTGTCCTCGTAGTTAGGACCTTTTGCAAGACACTCTTCTATAGCTGACGCATCAAAGTATGGTCGTTTAACTAAACCACGAAGCTGTTGTCTGTTCATACGATGTCGTTGTATGACATATTCACAATCTTCTATACTTGTTGCAGATGGATCAGGATGAAAATCCCACAGTGACACATACTCTACACGTGGCATAACTTTTTCGTAAGGACTGTAAACTTTTTGTCCACTGTCAGGATCTAACTCCCAGTTGTGAACACGCTTGTAAAAGTTTAGTGGGCCTTTAACTATACCTGTTCCAAGTAGTGCTGATTCAAATATAGCTTTACGAAAAACATTGACTGCGTTACTGTCGGTTAGTTGATCATGGATACACTTCTCCATGTTCATAGCCATCTTTTGTGCAGGCTTAACTTGTGGCTCACCAAGTCGTGCAGGACCTGATGCTAACATGTCAGGGAACTCGTTACCGTACGTTCCTAACTTGTGAGGTTCACTTGCTTGCATAGCTCCGGGGGGTAGCTCTCTGCCATCACCCTCAAAGCCATATGGATCAGACGGTTGTTCATTTTGATCCAACGGTGTTTTCATGTGAGCAAACTCTTCAATACCTTCAGGCATCGGAGTAGGCTCTACAACAAGTGGAAACTTCTTATTGCTAAAAAGTATGTCAACTATTTGACCGTACGCAGCAAGAACTTTAGTTTTGGTTATTTTTATAAATACTTTAGATCTTTCAGAGTCACGATATTGAGTCGTTGAATCATAAATACCTTTGAAGTTTTTATAAGATTGTAACCACTTTAGTTCATGTGAACGTCTGCCGTTCTCTGCATCTTCAAACTTGGCTTTGACGTAGCCTGCCAATCCGGGCATCTGATCGTCAGGGTTTTGGATAGGTACAGGTGTATCATCGTCAGGTTGAAGAAAACTTTCATCAGCCATGATTTATCCTTGATTAGAAGTAGTTTCTATCTTCAGCCATTGTATTAAAAGAAGCTTCAACAGTTGGTTTTGTCTGCTTCTTTGGCATGTCAACTTGCAACGCATCTTGATCTACTTCAGTAGTAAACTCAAGACCTTCTCTATATAGATTAGTAGAACCTTGAGCATCATCAACTGATACCTTATCTGATCCCATTATATAGGCTGCACCTTGATTAAGATTCTCTGCCATTATTGTCTCCCTATTTCGTTTTGGTTTATAAATCCCTCTTCAGGGGGTGGTGTAACTGATGTGTTTCGTTTAACCCTATCAGCTAATCTCTGCTTTCTCGTAATATTCATTTGTTTTTGTTTTTCAGTATCAAGACCTATCGCTTCAGGTAATCCTTCTTCACGTGCTTTTTTAACAAATGCACCTAAATCTTCAACATCTTGAACTGATAGAGGAAGTAATTCAGTTCCTGCTCTTACACTCGCTTCAAGAGTGCTTGCTCCTGCTTTTTTTGATTTAAGATATTGTGAACCTACTGCAGCAATTGTAAGACTAGGAATTATTTTTTTACCTACCCCTTTTATGAGTTTTGAAGCACCAGATGATTTATCTTCAATTTGAGGTGCAAGACTGCCATCATCTATGTTCATACTTCTAAACCAATCTTGAGTTTCTTTGCTTGTCTGAGCAATATTAGCAGGTGGTTTGTCGTCAATTACTTTGTAATCACCCTCTATAAAATCAGCGTCAGTAGTTTGAACTAACTTTGTTCCTTGACCATACGTACCCCTAAATGTATCTGTTTCAGGTTTAACAAACTCTATAGGTTCATTTGGACTAAATACATCTCTGTTTCTAGATAAAAATTTCTTATCTTTTTCTGCAGCTTCCGTACCCCCCGGAACGACTCTACTGTATTCTTGATACATGTAATCAGTAAGCTTGTTAGCATCAAGAGCTGCTCCTTTTGGATTAAACACACCCGGACTTACACCTATATAGCGTGCTTGTTCTCCACCACCACCTACAACTCTACCAGTTAACATGGCGGCTTTTTCAATAGGAACTTGTAGAAAAGCTAAAGTTGTTGCATGTAATCTTCTTAAATCGTAAGCTGTTAAATTAGAAGATGATTTAGGAGATACTCCTGTTACATCTACTTTCAAACCTTCAGGTATAAGATTTGCTTTTTGCATCTTTTTAAGTAACCCTGTGATGTCTTTATCATCAATCGGTTTTATTTCTTTACCTGATTTTTTTTGAAAAATAAATTGTTGACCACCAAATTTGTTTTCATTAAACGTTTCTTGACTTTGAAGAACTGCCATAGCTCTTCTTGTCAATGGTACATTTATAGGCGATCCCTTTGCACCTAGCTGACTCCCTGATATAAAGATACCATGAGGACCTCCACGAACTTGTGGTCTTTGTATGTTCAGTGGAGTTAAACCACCTGCAGCGTTTGGTCTAAAACCTGTATAAAGTTGAAATAGCAAAGCGTTTGCTACAGACTTTGAATCAGGATTATTTTTTACATACTCTACTAAATTAGCGTGAAAAGATCCTAATCTCTCTGGATTGTATCCAAACTTTGATGTGTACTTTACACCCTTTTCAGGTCTTGCAACAGTGTCAGTTAGTTTTGTATATTCTTCATTAAATCTGAGTCTATTGATTTGTCTAAATACATTTGACTCAATACTAGCTATTGCACTGTAGTATCCCCCTCTACTTTTTTCACCTACAGAGTTAAGAACTTTTATTAAAGGATTGTCTGCATCTCCCCAGTGTCCATCAAATAGTTCAGTTACAGGATTATCAAGGTATGTTTGTAAAGCTTTTGATTTAAATAGCTTGTCCTCAAAGCCTGTAAGCTTCGATCCTTTAGCACGAGATGCTTCAGCGTAATCGCCTATTACTTGTCTTAATGTTGTTTCTTTAGGATTGAAGTCTGCCATTACAGCAGCCTTACTACCTCCACCTGCTACTTGAGCCATTTATTAGTATCCAAATGTTTGGTCTTGCATTTGATAGACCTGATTCTTGATGCCACCAAGCGTTTTATGAATCGACACATATCCTGTCATCCTTGTCATTAACATATATCGCAGTGCATCGTATGCGTGATCTTCTGCCTTTGTGTCCACATCTTCTGCATTTGTTTTGCTAAGAGGTATACCTGAAAGTTGTTTGATAAGGTTGACACAATTCGGAAATATTCGTAATCTAGGTTCGTCTGTTCGTGGATCATCTGCAAGCCTACGATGTATTTCCATTTTACCTTGCAGTCTGTTTCTGTCCGATGGTGTCCAACGCACACCACATCTCATCATCGTCTCTGCTATCGATGGGCCGAACCCTGTCTTGTTCCAACATGATGAGTCAAGTACAGTATAGTGTGGTGTCGGATCTTCTTGTTCTACTTGTAGTATTCTATCGGCTAGTTGCTCTGCTGTCAACTGTTTTACGTACAGTTCACGATAAACCCATATATTGTTATCCCAGTCAATAGCACCCCAAAGAACGCAAGAAGGACTTGCATAGCCGTAGTCGGCTGCTCGTATTCGTGGGAAGTTGGGTGGAAGGTCAAAATACGGTGTAACATGTCTGCTCCTACTAAACTCAGGGAAAGCTGCACCTTCCGTTACTTCCCAATCACCCTCTAGAAGTCGCTTACGCTCGACTTCAGGTAGTGATCTTAACATCGCTTCGTATTGTCCATCAGCCAACAAGTATGGATTGTCGGTCAAACGTGCAGGGATGAACCTACGATAAAAAAGTGGCTGACCTTCCTTTTCATGACCTTTGGGCCACAAGAAAGGTTTGCCTGTCTCAATATCTATTGCAGGAAAAGTCGAGTTGTGTTCTGATGGATCGATGTACATCTTTTTGACCCACCAACCTCCGACTCCTCCGGGGTTTGCTGTACAACGCATGTACAAGTTTTGTTGCAGTTCAGGATCAGTTGCTCTTAGTCGTGAACGGAGATAATCCCAAACGTAAGGCGAGGGATATTGGGTTATCTCATCAATGCCTATCCAGTTAAACGACTGACCCTGAAATCTTGTTACGTCTTTGTCTTTGTCAAGATACGTAAACCAAATTGTTGCACCTGACGGAAAATGCCACGTTGACTTTGACTCCCTGAACTTTGCACCGGGGAAAGCTTTGGGGTAGAGTTGACGAGATTTATCTATAAGTTCTGTTAGCTCATCCAGAGTACGCCTAAGAAGAAGCCCACGATGGTTGCTATTGTGGCAATACCGAAGAGGGTCTGCGAGAAGTGCAAAGCTTTTTCCCCCACCTGCTGAGCCACCGTACAGAACATCTCTTTCGCTTGAGGAAAGAAACTCTTCTTGAGGTCCTTCGTTTGGCTGAAAAATAATTTCACGCCCATCCACCAGTTGCTCAACAACGTCTGGCAACTCTTGCAGATCCGTTTTGTCGATAACAGCAGTCGTGTCTTGATTGAGTGCTTTGTCAACTTTTGTGATTTTTTCTTCGAGTTTTCTGGCATAGCGTCTTTTACTTTCTGCTTGCTTTGTTATTTTTGCTGCTCGTTTCTTTGCTTCAGTAAGTCTACGTTGTGTTTGCTTACGAGCTTTGACTGCAGAGGAATAGTTGTATCTTTGTTTGGGAGCGTTGGGGTCTTTCTTTGGGCGACCACGCTTGGGTGCATCAGTCAAATAAATTAGGCTTTCTTACTTTGTCAATATCAGCTTTACGAGGTTGTTGATATCTTTTTCTATCACTATAAGGTTTTTTATCATCTTTAGTAGCTTTATACGCTAATCCTAAACCTAAAGCACCTAAAGCTGTTATGGCATATCCACCTGCTTGTGATACCTGACTAATGAGTTTATCAGCTTTTCTTCTAGCTTTTTCTCTATTCTTTCTTCGTTGCTTAATTGTAGCTTGAGGATCGTTTGCGAATTCAGCCATTGTTTGTTCCCTTTTTAAATACTTTCCTACCCTTGAAGAACACAATAAGGTTGATTGTTGTGTTAATTGATACCATTGTGACCAAGAGTGCTTGCCACCACTCAATTTCCATCAATTACTACGTCTTTCTTGGGTGGCAACAGGACAATACCGTGTACAGCCTGTACATTTACGTTAGTTGTTTCTTGTTTTCCTAGACCAACCCTGTTTAACAGCGATTCTGCAGCCCTGAAGCGTAGGTCGTCTCCTCTTTCAGGCACTGGGTTGTCTATTGTTGTTACAAGGCGTGTAGCCGCCTTAAATGCGTTCATAGACAGCACGTTTTGTGTGCGTCTAATAATTTCATCTGCTAAACTATTGCGTAGCCACGTCACTGATCCCTTTGCATATCCTGCTTTGAGGGCTGCATCAGTCACGTTACCACCATTTTCAAAGAGTACTTCTAGAAATTGTTCCTGTTGAGGACTTATTTCACGTTCTTTGCTTCTCTGTTTCGGTAATAGATTTGTCACAACGGTATGCTCGTGCTTCCATGCTTGGTTTATATATAGGTACTTCCATTTGTATTTCGTGAACTCGTGCTAAACACTGGTCGTACGTCTTGTACGGCCCTCTTAAATCAGCTAATTGCTCACAACTCTCGTCAATAGTGGGTTTTCCTAGCAAACAGACGAGTACAAATGCTTCATACATGGAGTTTCCTTGTTAAATTAGACAAAAAATCAAAGAAATAAAGCCAAATACACTAATTCTTCAGATAATACTTGGTTGCATGTGCTTTAGTTGACCTTTTGTTACTTTAATAATAGTGACTTAGCATAATTACGTCAAGAAAATAATTAT